TAATTCGTCTAAGTATGCCTGAATGGCTTCAAAAAATCCACCATTAAAGAACGCACCACCAAAAAATGGGCCTTCCATTATGCGTCCTCTGCACCTTCAAACTCAGGCTTTTGCTTGATGATTTGATACAAAGCGGCTCGGTCTGCGCCCGCTACATAGTCATCACCAGCAATCTGAACCTTGCCTGCGCTTAATGGTTGTTTGCCAGAATCACGGGCTTCTTTGCTTGCATAGCCATAAAAGGTTACTTCTGTTCCCTTGCCTTTGAAGTCTTCTTGGACAGCACCAATGTTCCAATATTCGGCAGGGATGCCAAAGTCTGTATCTACTGATTTGAGTAATGCCATTTTGTTTCCTTATAAATTAACCAACTAAAAGTCTGCGAACTGTACCACCAGAGTCTTTGATTTCTACATAGCCTGTAGGTGTCAGAATAGTGCCTGTGTAAGTACCGAAGCGCACGTTGCCTGTACCTTTTGGTGTAAAGATTATGTCTATGTTTGCGTCAGTTCCGCTAGAACCTGAAATTGCCTGTATTGAAGGGGATGAACCCGATGCCGCACCTTGAACTGCAATTAAATTGCCAGTACTTACTGCGTTGCTTGTGAGAACCCTAAAAGCCTGTGCGCTTGAGGAGAAGCCACCAGCAAATGCAATATACCCAGTTCCTTTGGAAACAATAGCACCATTGATGTTGCTATCTGAGCCGTTGAAGTAAACCCCAGAAAGAGCGCCAGCACCTGCGCTTGTTGCACTCCCCGTTACTTGTACATAGTTAACAGCAGAGGCTGTGTGGGATACTTCCATTTGCTGTGTAGTTACACGACCATTAGTGTAAAAACGAATTGGGTTTCCACCGCCACCGCTGATTGCCAAAACAGCTGTAGCCGTAATACCCGGTATTTGCGCTCCAGCGGCTGAACCCCCATTTATTTGAAGCGGTCTTGTTCCATCACCAATATCAATAATTCTTGCTTGCGCTCCAGAACCTGTGTTTAAGTTAATAACACCAGTACCCTTGGTAGTCAGGTTTAGGTCTATGTTGGTGTCGTTACCAACAACGCTTAAAACAGGTGCAGAACCTGTGGCAGAACCAGTAGCATCAAGATAGTTAACTGCTGAAGCAGTATGTGAAACCCTAAATTGCCTTTGTGCTGAACTGTTAGTGAAAAATACTAATGAGCCAGTACCTTTTGTTGTAAATCCAAGACTTGGGTTTGCGTCTGAGCCTTGTGCTGATATGGTTGGTATTGCAGTAGTAGCCGCACCAGTCACCTGAACGTAATTGACTGCTGATGCGGTGTGGGTAATAAGAGCCTGAACAACTGAGTTAGTGCCTGTATTTAAACGAATAGAACCAGTACCTTTTGCAAACACATCCATGTTAATGTTTGTGCCGCCACCTACTGAGCCAATATATGGCGAACCACCAGACACCGCACCAGAAACTTGAGCAAAGTTAACAGCAGATGCCGTTGTAACAACCCGCAACCCCTCAGCCCCTGCCACACCACCTAAAGAAGTCTGTCCAGTAGCAGTAAGCGTAGTGAACGTACCAGCCGCAGGGGTTGTTGCTCCAATCGTTGTGCCGTTGATTGTGCCGCCTGTGATGGCTACGCTGTTGGCATCTTGTTCGGCCATTGTTCCCACGCCAGACAGCGCATGGTTGGCATTCCAAGCCGCAGCACCCGTTGAGCTGAACGTGCTATCGGCTGGTGTGGTGTGGGTAACAACAACTGTCATGCTAAGAACCGAAGTTTGTAGAGCGTGGTCAAATACAACTCAATGATGTTGTCAATGAGCTGCTGCAACGATGTGTCAGACTTCTCGCACACATCATATCTTGCCTCTTCTATGTCAGCAAGTTGACCCTGCAAAAACTCAATAATGTTGTTTGTCTTTTTGCCAGACTGCAAAGTGATTGGCCCCATCAAACCATGCCGGCCTTGATAGGCTTCAGCAAATGCGTCAGCCAAATCAATGATCTCATCATAAAACGTGCCAAGCGCCATGTGCTTGCTGAAACTGCGAGTGTTCAGATGCACTGAATGAGCTACATCTCTGGCCAGAAACAACTGACCTACAAAATCCGCTGCTTTAGTGGCCATGATTAGCAAACGCTCCGTGGTATTTGTTGCGGGCTTCTGTGGCTACTAAATCAGCCAACTCAAAATCATCAAAATAGCCTAAATTATGTCTGACTTTATTTGCGGAAACAATTACAGACCATTTGCTAGTAGGCTTAAACCAATAAACATTTTTAGCGCCAGAAGTGTTGTCAGAGCGAAAACCAACATTTTGTTGATTTTTACAGTCTGCAATACGCAAATTTTCAATTCGATTGTTTAGCTTATTTGTATCTTTATGGTCTATTTCACTTGGCATTTCGCCGTATTGCATAAGCCAAACTATACGATGAATTGAATAAATTTTACGTTTGTACATAAACCGGCGATGACCAGTACAACTAATATAGCCAACTTCATCGCCAGCATAAACACCCCGAGATGGTTTTATTCGCCAATACAATTTACCGTCTTGGTATTCAAATAACGCTAATGCCTCGTTTTGTGTCATTGTGGTATTCCTTGCTCAGGCTCACGCATTTCAGGCATCATCAAATTTTGTGACTCCATGGCCGCAGCCACCACGCCCATGGCGATGTCTTGGATCTGCTCCTCGCTCATGCCGGCCTGCACTGCTGAAATACGCTGAGTCTCTGCGCTGTAGGCTTTAATCTCAGCTTCAAACGTCTTAATGTCCAAGTCGCGCGCTTCCATGGACTGCTGCACGTTTTGAAGCATCTGGTGCATCTGCTCCATCTCTTGACCCATGGCCTGCATCTGCATCTCAGCCGCTTGCAACTCAGGCGACTTGTCGCCGTCTTCCATAAGTTTAGGATCAATGGTTTTGGCAAAACGCTTGGACATTTCCTGAGCGCCTGGCCAGTCCATGTTCTTCACAAACAAATCACCGGCAACAGCCCACAGATTTGGGTTGCCTTGCAACAGTTGAGCCATGGCCTCTAAGGCTTCCTGACGTTTAGTCGCGTAGCCTGGGCCAGTCGTAGCCACCACGTCGTACTTGCCAACACCTGGGTTGTAGATCTTCTCGATCACCACGTCAGGATTGTTCATGTCGCGGATTTCTTTGACCGGTTCCTCTTGCTCAGGATTGATCTTGACCATTTTCGTTTCGCCGTCTTCACCAATGATGCGGGCAATACGCTGTGTGTCGTAAATCTTAGGGATCAAATCAACAAGTTGACGGGCAACGTGACGAACAGCACGGGTCAAGTTGTCACCGTAGTGGTAAGTTCCTACGTCACCCTCACGCTGGCGAGCCAAAATGGCTTTGCCTGAGCGCTCGTTAGAACCCATTCCAAGTGAAGCGTTGTATTGACCCGTTGTGGACTTAATGTCCTCAGATGCGCCAGCTTTGGCCTGTAATAGACCGCTAGAGGCCATCGGCGGCTGTGCGCGCTGGGGTAGTGGCAACACGGCGCCTTGGCCGTCTGTAACGTCTGGATTGACCTCTAAATAAGGCCAATTGTTGGTGTTAGCCGTCTTCCACTTGTCTTCGTAGCCCTCAAACTGGCCGCCGTAGCCAATAAACGGTGCTTTAGGCGCCAAAGCAAGCATTTCAGCCTCTTGTGACACCCAATAATTGTACATGCGCTGGGCATCTTTGGCGTTACGCACAAGGCCGCTGACGTAAAGACGTCCATCGACCTCAAATTCATTGCCAACCACGCGGATAACGGGGATCCATTTGCCGGCCCAGTCGTTTTGTTCCAAGATTTCATACCCGTTGATCTTGCAGTATTTGACCTTGGGGTTGACCGACTCGCGTGTGCGCTTGGGCTTGCCGTAGACTGCCTTCATTTGGTCGTCTTCAGCCGTACCGGCAAAGGCTGTCTGCCCGCCTGGGTACATGTTCAGCTTGGCTTTTTCGTAGTCAATGTAGTAGTAACTGGCAATGCGTACAGTGTCCTCATTGAGCCAATTGCTGATTGACTGATCACCTACACCGAGCGACTGCAAGGTAGAGATAGGCGCAGCGTCTGGGTACTGACGCTCATACTCTGCTTTGGTCAAGTCTTCGGTGATAAAGCAATACTTAGCGTCTGCGCCCGTTGGGTCTTGGATCAAGGGATCCATGTAGACGCTAAATGAGTTGCGAATGCGGCCAATCTTGATGTCTTGATCAAACGTGTTGGGTTCACAATACTCGGTCATCAGCGTGATGTAACCTTCGCCGTAGGCGACTTGGTTTTCACAAGCTGTGTCGTATGCTACATCCGCATCTGAGATGTATTCGATATGGCGAATCATGCCGTTGAAGATCTCAGCCACCTGCACGTCAGCGTTGTCGTCCACTGGGATGACCTTGGCGCCTGGGCGGTTTTGACGCATGTCATTTGTTACTTGACGAACGTGCTGCGGCAGTTTGTTGATCGTGAGTGTTGGTCGGGCGTTGATCGTTTGACCCTGTACCGCGCCGCGAGTGGCCAATACGTCAGCGGGCCATTGCCAGTGGTTGTCTGGAGATCCAGCGTAGAAACGCAGGTCGTCGATTTCATCTTCCCGTGACTCAGCAAGGGCAGAAACAGCCATGTCTAGCCTAGCGCGAGCAACGGTCAGTATGTCAGAGTCACTCTTTGGTGGTTTGCCGCCAGCTGCTACGTTAGCAACGGCGACCATGCCTGTTGGATCTGCCATGTTACTTCTTCTTTGCTGTTTGTTTGGCTGCTTCGCGTTTAACCGAATAAGCGATGGCCACGGCTTGTTTGACGGGCGCGCCTGCCTTGATTTCAGCTTTGACGTTCTTGCGGAAAGCTTCGGGTGATTTAGACTTTACAAGTGGCATCATTTCCCCTTTTTGGCAGTTTTGGCTGAGTCTTTGAAATCTTTAGCCGTTGGTGCGTTTTTACTGCCAACTTTGTTCATCTTTTCGCCAGAGCCGGCTTTAATGCGTTCTTGTTTTGCGTGAATGTTGGCATAGAGACCAGGTTTTGTAGCCATGATTTAACACTTCCATCGTTTAAGAGCTGCTTTAGCGCGTTCGCCATCCTTGGCGTTGGCCGCTACTGCACCCATTCTTGCACAAAATGAGTCTTTACGCCCCTGATCTGCTTTGGTCTTAGGATTGGGCGCTGGCGCTTTAAGGTTTGAGCCAGTGGCGGCGTTGTACTTGGCGCGGCCCTTCTCGGTCAAGCCTGCACCCTTGGACACTGGCAACTTCTCGCCTCGTCCAACAGAAAGTGACACACCCTTTTTAGTTGCCATTTAGCTACCCATCCATGATGTTGCGACAGCGCCTCGGTCTTGAACCAAGATGCGTGAATTTTTGGCATTGTACTCTCTGTGAGCTACAGGGAAAGCAAAAGTTACACATATTGCATCCGCAGCATCAGGAGAGGCCAAACCCCTTGCTTTCATGTCCTTCTTTGACTCCAAAAAGATCGTGCCTTTTGAATCTGGCTTGATCATAGGCGAAATTAAATCAGTTTTCAAGAACCTATCTTTTGGAATGCTTGCACTTTTGAGCCAATCTTTCATTTTTCCCCACATTTCGGCCCTTTTATTGCCATACATGATCGGATTTGCCGATTTATTGCCAAAGTTGACACCTTTGATTTTGTACCTTTGCTCTTTCAATCTGTCAACAATGCCGGCGCCTAGCCCGCCTTCGTCAATGACCACCAAAGCAGGCTTGAATTCCTCGATGGCCTCAATGATATGGCCAACCACCGTCATAGTGTCGTCGCCCCTGTGCCTGTCAATGCGCACAATGTCGCGCCCTTGGCGCACTGCAATCACCGTTGCGTCAGCGCCAAAGCGTGCAGGGTCAACTCCAATGATGATGGGCGCCGTTTGGTCTTTGTATTTGGGCCTAACCATGGCTTCATCCACAATGTCAGCCGGAATAAACTGGTCATCACCCTCAGATGGGAACATGCCATAGACCTCAACGTGTGCCTGGCTTGAGTCTGGGCCGTACTCGTCAATGATGTTTTGGTATACCGCCTTATCAGTGCCTTCTACCGTTCTGGCGTCCACCACCTTGTTTGTCCAAAAGTCGCGTTTGGAGTTAAAGCACTCATAAAAGTAGCCAGTGTTGCGGCGGGGATTGCTAAAAGCCAACCACAGGCGGTTAGGGGTGTTTTCTGTAAAGAAACCAGCGGTGACTGCCCAGATGCTGTCGTCAATACCTGACGCCTCATCAAAGATCACCATCACACCGTCGTAATTGTGGACACCGGCGTAGGCATCAGGGTTTTCTGCGCTCCAAAGGCGGCCTTCTACTGCCCAATAGCGTGTGCCCTTACGCAAGTCTTTTTCAACCAGTTCAGTGAGCCAGTTGGCAGGGGTGATCTTTGTCGCAGCAACCTCAAACCAATGACTGTTAATGCTCATGGCCAACCACTTTGTGATCTCAGCCCATGTGACCGCCCTTAGCTGCGCTTCGCTGTTGGCAGAGATGATCGTTGTCGATCCTATGCGAGTCGATAGCATCCAGATGGTAAGCCAACTGACTAAGGCAGACTTGCCAATACCACGGCCAGAACTGACGGCACTGCGCAGGGTGTTGAAGTCTATCTTACCTTGATTGTCTTTGATGTGCTGGGTGATTTCTCTTAGGACTTCACGCTGCCATTTGCGTGGGCCTTTAAAGTTTTGAAGGGGTGTGTTCTCTTGGCCCCATGGAAATGCAAACAGCACAAAGGCTTCAGGGTCGTCTGCAATCGCCGGTGTCCACAGCGTGGCCATTAGTTCTTGCTCGTCTTCGGGTTTGTAGATTGTGGTTTGCATTTATCTAGCAATCTGATAGAATGACAGCTTGGAGGCCAACAATGAAAAAAGTAGTTGCATACTGTGGTTTTAACTTTTCAAACAATTCGGCTTATTTGCGGATGCCAGAAGCGTTCTGGAGCCAAACAGATGCGCAGCGTTTGGAAATTGTCAATCAATTGCTCGAAGAATTGACCAAAGAAAAAGAGCATCTTGAGTCGATCAATCAACTTGATACCCAAGGTATCTAGCAATATTGTCAATTGCCTGCTGATCCAGTTTTTCGCCATGGTGGCTTTTTAGCAATGATGTGCGAATATTGTGCAATGTTTTGCCTTCTGCTTGCTTTTTGGCAAATGTTTTTTGCATCATCAAATAATCTGGCACACCAACAATCTGCCCTTGGGCATTTTGCAAAGATCCCATAACTTTTGCTTCAAGGCCAGCATTGTATGAACCATGCTGAAAGTTTGGTGTCACCATCTGGGTGTTGGGTTTAACGGCCAACAGCGTATGCGCCATGCCGGTCTGAGCGCCTGGCTCACTCATCACGTTATACACATCTTGCCAGCGCGGGAAGCCTTGTTTTTCCATGGCAGCTGTCGAGCCAACTTCGCCAATTGCTTTGCGAATATTGCCGGCGCTATATTCTTTTGTGCCAGTGGCCATAATATCCCGAATATTTGGGCTATCAATGCCAGGGAAATTTTTGTAAGGGTATGACACCTCTTTAGTCACCGGATCAATTGACTTTACATTTCTAACGGCATCCCTAAACGAAGTCAGCGCTTCACGCGAAGGCTTGAGCGAATTTAAAGCGCCAACATAAGACTCGGCAATATGATGCGAAAAGTTAATGCCACTTGGCGCCAAGTTCATTTGCACGCCAACGGTGTCACCCAACTCGCTAAATTTATTTAAATTGTTAATTTTTGAAACTTGCGCAATTTCGTTAGAAGCACCGCCAACACCCTGCTGCAAATTCTCTTGAATGTACGGGTAAAGCCTGCCACCCTGACGCTGAACAAACGCAGGCGTCGCATCCTTAAAACCTTGCGTTAACGGCACGCCAGCAATTTGTGTCACGTTGCCGCCAGTGGCCGATGTGTCCCACAAAATAGGCACAGCATACTTGTCAAGCAACGCATTAGGATGCACGCCCATTTCTTTGGCCACATTTAACGATGGCTGCACAATATCGCCAGTGCCAAACAATCTAGCCTGCTCTCTGCGCATTACAGCTGGCGTATCCAAAATTTGTTTGTATTTCGTTAGCGCAGCCTTTTCAGCTGGTGACAGCATTCCTTCAGTCTTGCCTGGGAATAACGCCTCTATCGCCTTTAACTTGCCAACACGCTCGGCCATGTTAGATGTCGTGTTCTGCGCCATACCCTGCAACATCTCAGCCGGCAACCCGCCTTGCTCCATGATGCCTGGCACTACCCTCTCAGCATAACGCTCACCGGCTCTGCCTGCTTGCAGGGCTGCCTGCCTTGCCGCCCTCGCTGCCTGCAATGTCGCCATGGTGGTAGGTTGTGCCATTGGCGCCACCGCCATGGCTGCCTCTAACGCCTCTGGACGCACCCTTGTCGTCCCACCCAAACCACCAGCACCCGTTGTCAAAGGCTCACCATAGGAAAGCCTATCAAGCGTCTCACTAATGGCAGGCATAGACAAGAACCTTGCCGTGCCCTGCATCTGCTGCGTGCGCACGGGTGAGTAACTCTGCGCTATCAAGTCAGCCAGTGCGCCAAGATACTCATTGCGCGGG